CCCTCATCTTACAAAAGATTGGATTGATACCCAGATTGAGATGTATGGGGAGAATAGTCCTCTGGTTCGCTCGATGATCTATGGGGAGTTTGTGGATGATAGTGGGGAAGGATTGGTTCTTAACCTTAAAAGCCTAGAGGAGTGTTTACAGAACCCGCCGGAGCTAAAGATGGGAATGAAGGTTGCTTTTATTGACTTTGCAGCCGGAGGGGACGAGTGTGTTTTCGCGTACAGGAATGGGAACAAGGTGATGGAGATGGTGACGTGGCGTGAAAGAAACACGAACACGACCATTGGTAAAATCATAAACCTAGTTAAGAAGCACAACCTTACGCAAGATGAGATATACGCTGATGAAGGCGGTATGGGTTTACCGCTGTGTGATGCGCTGATGGATGCGGGTTACGACATACATCGTGTTAATTTTGGTTCTAGGCCGTTTGATGAGCGGTACTCTAACCGGAGTGCCGAGATGTGGCACACTGCTGCGAGGATAATTGAAAAGAGGGAAATACTGTTACCGGATGACCAGACGCTGCATCAGCAGATGGTCACTCGCAGGTCGGAGGTTAGCCGGACTGGCAAGCTGGGTTTGGAGTCGAAGGACAAGATGAAGTCCAGAGGGCTGGACAGCCCAGATAGAGCGGACGCTGTGATGGGTTGCATAGCGTGTGGTGGTGGGGTTGGGGGAAGCTGGGAGCGGTTTAACTCGATGTCTCGTCCTACATACAAAGAATTGATGGAAGAGGCTGAGTCAAGTTTTAAACAAGATTGCTTGCCAGAAGGGATGTTTGTGGGTTATTAGCGGTCAAGTAAATTTTGCATTTACAGCGGTCGGCATTAACGCCAATAAAGTCAAACGGCGAGACTTGCTTTATATGCGGCGAGGTGGGGCAAGCAGTTGCTTATGATGTTGTTTGCAAAGGTTGTGTTTGTGAGGACTGCATTAAGTTTGCGGTTGGGGCGGAAGTTGCAATGATAGCAGCTTGGTCAGGGAAGAGAGTTAGACATCCGAACAACGAGGATTTTAAAGATGGCTTACGGTAAGGGTAAAAAGAAGAAAAAGGGTAAAAAGCGTTATGCCTAAAAACAAACCTAAATCACCTACTCGCCGCGATGCGGAGTTTGCTCGTGATATGCTAGAAGCAAAGAAGGGTCAAAAAGAATTTCGTGAAAGCGTAGGGCGGATGAAAGAAGGCGTTAAAAGGTGGAAACTAAATTTAGAAAAAAAGCGGGATGATCTCAAGAGGAGAAACCCCAGTAATCAAGCATGAGCAAAGAACTTTACACTGACATCGTTGAGGATGTCGCTAGTCGCGCACGATGGGAAACGCGACAATCTCTATGGTATCAGATGCGGAATGACGGTTTACGCCGCCGCCAGAAACCGTGGGCCAACGCCTCTGACTTTCATTTCCCTCTGATTGATACCACTATCAATAAACTCAAACCTGCGTTCTTCCAGCAAGCGATGGGGCTAGACGTGCTGGCTACTTTTGTGCCGATGCGCTCGCAGTTAAACGGGTTCACTACAGCGGCAGAGCATTGGTTTAGCTATAAGCTAAATGAAAAAAGCAACTACGCCTCTGAGGTGATGAGTTGGATTGACCATATGCTTGTCAGTGGTCAGGGGGTTATGAAGATTTACTGGAACCCCGACAAGAAGCAGGTCGAGTTCCAAGCGGTAGACCCGATGTATATGATCGTCCCGCCGTGGACGAAGGGTCTTGATACGGCTGACCGCATCACGCAGGTCATGCCTATGAGCCTAGACCACTACAAACGTCTCGGCATTTACGACACCAGCAAAGAAACCATCGAACGCATCAAGGGTGGTAACGCTAAAGACTCCGGCATTACAGATGATCTGAAGTACGAGCGGGAGATTCGTGAGGGCATCACGCATTCTAATGACGAAGATCAAATAATTGTTTGGGAAGTCTACACTCAGGATAAGGATGGCAAGTGGTTGATGAAATGTTTCTCACCACAAGCCCCACACATTCCTTTGCGGGATGATATGGAGGTTCCGTTTGATCACGGCCAACCTCCTTTCGCTGTTACTAAGTACGAGATTACTGACGGCGGCTGGTACTCGCCTCGCGGAGTGTGCGAAGTGCTTGCACCTTTCGAGGCTTCGATGTGCAAAATCTGGAACGAGAAGATGGACGCCTTTACGCTGTTCAACAAACCGCTGTTCCGAGCCGAGCGCGACTTACCAAACAGTGTTAATTTACGCCTAAATCCCGGCCAAATCCTACCTTTTGGCATCGCTCCAGTTCAAATGCCCAGCACTCCGATGGACTTCGATAAGGAGGTTCAGCAGACGCAAGCCATAGCCGAGCAGCGAGTTACCGTTCCCGACTATGGAATAATGGCGGACAGGGATCGCCGCACTGCGACTGAGGTCGAATCCGTTAACGCTCAAGCGCAGCAGAATATGGATTTGCGTCTGCGCCTCTTCCGTCAAGCTTTGGGGGACTTGTTCCGAATGTCTTGGGAAGTATTGCTACAGTTCGACAAGAAAAGCCTACAGTACAGGTTCTTGCAGGACAGCCTTACGGTAGACCCGATGGCACTGCACGATGAGTATCAGCTAGAGCCACGGGGCGGGATGGATATGGTGAGCAAGTCTATGCTGCTCAATAAAGCTGTGCAGCGTAAACAGTTGTTTATGAATTCGCCTTGGATCAATCAGGTTGAGTTAGACAAGTCTATCCTAGAACTGGAAGACCCATCTTTGATCCCTCGACTGGTTCAAGACCCGAACGAGAAAGCAGCTAATGAGGTTAAGGATGAACAACAAATCCTCCCTGCCCTGCTGATTGGTGAGATGATTCCTGTCGGTCAAGTTAACGAGCATCCGGCTCGGATCGGTGTGCTAATGCAGTACATTGAGAAGGCCAGACAGTCTGGCTTGCAGATGAGTCCCGATGGGCAGCAAGCTATTATGGCTCGTATGGATCAGTTGCTCTCAGCCTACGAACAGGTTGACACAAACAACGCTCGCTCTATGCGGAAGGATGTTGAGGATTACCTGCAACAGACTGGGATGATTCCATCGGAGCAAGACCAGCAAGCCGCACAGGCCCAGCAAACAATGCAGCAAATGCAGCCTGAACAAATGCAACCCCAGCAGATGGCAATGTAATGGCTATTGATAAATCCAAAATGAAATGTAACTCGCCCAAGCGTCAAGTGCAGGGCGGGAAGAAGTTTGTAGTTAAGGCGTGTAAAGACGGTAAAGAAAAGATTGTTAGGTTTGGCGATGCCAATATGACAATCAAAAAGAGCGACCCTGCTAGGCGTAAAAGCTTTCGCGCACGACATAAGTGTGACACAGCAACCGATAAAATGTCCGCACGATATTGGTCGTGCAAAAAGTGGTAATGAGATTTTTTAACTTTATATCTATTGCGTGGCGTCTATCTAAGCATATCCCTTGGATTGGGGAGCCTGAGTGGAAAGCGCAGGAATCCGCTGCTTTAAGGCGTTTTTTGGTGTCTGTAGAGGGGAAAAGGTTTAGGGCAGTGTTACTTAATATGGTTCTCAAACAGAACCAACAAGCAGTGTCTAGTAAAAAAGAACTTGAATTCAACGCAGGTTTTGCGAATGGTGTGAGAACAACGGTTCACACAGTGGAAGCTCTGGCAAAAGAAGTTGAGGAACCGGAAGAATTTACGTCTGATATGTTTGGGGTTGATTATCAGGCGAGTGAAAACCCCACAGCAACGTCTAGCAGATTTGGTGCGATTGTTGGACGAGGATAAGCACTAATTGGGAAGCATTATGCCAGAAGAGTCCGTCGAAATTACCGACGATCAAATGAAGGCCGCTGCCGAGCAGTTTGACGCTGCCGTAGATGCGGGTGAAACGCCTGAGTTAGAAATAGTTCAGGAAGAACCGAAAGAGGAAGTTCAAGAAGAACAACCTCAAGAGCCATCAGATGAGTCGCCGGAAGGTCAGGACTCTTCAGTACTGAACAGTACTGATGGAAATGCTGACGAACAGGTAAGTTCATTGACAGAAGGGGAGCCTCCTGAAGCCAGCGAGGAACCCGCCAAGAGTAAGTGGGCCAAGAACGAAGATCGTAAGAGTAAGACTTGGAAGGACATAAACCTCCAGAAAGAGTCGATCAAACGTGAACGTGAAGAGCTTGAGTTAGAGAAGAAAAAGATTGCTGAAAGGCAGTCTGATCTCAACGAAGGCAAGGTCTACAGGGATGACAATAATTTCTCTGCTGCGGACTATAAGGCCGCTGCGGAGAGGTTAGAGCTTGAGGGAAGGGAAGACCTAGCTAAAGACGCATTAGAAAAAGCCGAGGCTATTGCCGAAGAAGGCAGGAAAGCCGAAGAAGAGCAAGCCACAAGGCAAGCTGTTAGGCAGCATGAAGAAGCGTTTCTTAAAGCTAAGTCTGAGTTAGAGAGGGATGACCCCGATCTGACTAAGCCTGAAACTGAATTGTTTCAAAAAACAAATCAGTTCCTGAAAGAGTATCCCGACTTGGTGTATTTGCCCGATGGCAACGGTCTGCGTCACGCAGTCAAGCTTGCTA